AACCCTGCCTTGTACTTACCGAATGTGGTCTTAAATTTTTTCATCGTTTCTATTAAACCGGGGTCTCAATCCGGGCCTACTGGCTCTGCAAACTTAATCTAAATCGTTATACTTTTCCAAGTAGTTAAAGAATTTATCAATCTCATGCTTATCCATATCGAAGATTTGCCAGACCAAGGATATTACCAATGAGTTGATATCATCTTCGAACTGACTGACCTCTGGCCCAAGACCCTGATGGAGGTACTTTTCAAATTGAAGGGCATCATTGAGTAATCGGTTAAAGTGAAGCTTGGCATCTTGTTTCAGAACCTTTTCACCATGCTTAATAACCATACCGGTCTCAATGACTCCCTTGACAAAGCAGACAAACTTGCTAAAATCGTTTTTCATGAGGCATTATAGCAAATCATTCCAAACAAACATACGGCCACGAAGGACACGGCAATCAGGGAAGACTTGTACATCATTATATCCCTTTCTGCAAGATCCAATTCAGTCCTGAGAAACGAAGTTTCATTCAATAGGTTATTGACATTTCCTTCAATGATTTCGTGAGACCGTTCTACTTGGCTAATCCGGTTATGGGCAGATGCCAGAAGTTCTTCGTGTAACTTCTTTAGATCATCCCGGTCTTGCCTGAAGTAATCTCTGGACCTTCTCATGTTGTCCAAGTCTTTCCATGCCTTGAAGAACATCTCCGGCATCCACCAGGATTCCTTTTCATCATTCTCATACTGTACAAATCCTGTTTCTGGATTCTCCTTAATTGCCCGAAGGCCAGTCATAGATATTTTCATGCTCTTTATTTTTGCCCCAAATCAAATAAGACATTTCTGATTGTGCAAATTATTCTTGAGTCAGGTACCAATCAATAAGATCAATGCATTCATCCAATGAATGAGATACCACGCAGAACCAGTTATTTGCCTCCAGACCTTTTATGAATTCCTTCTGATTATCTGATGGCTTATTGTATCCTACCTTCAGTTCGATGGCCAAACCAGAGTACCCTTTCTTCTGGGTGAAGATCAAACAATCCGGTACACCAGACTTTACTCCCATGCCTTTAAGCTTGGTGGCTTCAATGATATTCCGGCTTCCACCGTTAGGTGGGTGACACCATAATACCTTTTTGGTATCCAGATACTGAGCCACGGATTTCTGTAGGTTATCCTCGGTGCCTTTGTACTTCTGGTACTCTGACTTAGTGCCGACTTGGTCCCGACCTGGTTCCAACTTGTCTTTCTTTTTTTGCATTATTAGAAATTAAAGTATTTTTTTGCACAAATTAAAAAGGAATGAAGGAGGAAAAACTAAAAATGATATGGTTCTGCGATAAATATGGATTAGCCCTCCATAAGCTTCATAGGCACCTGGATAAATTCCAGACCATAGAGGTTGAAGGATATAAGAAGCCATGGATCTTGGATAATGACCACAATCAACTGGAAGCCCAAAAGCTTATCCTGACCAGAGCGACCAAGCCAAAGGCGAATAGATTACCCATTGGAGACTTTTGTAAAAAGTACAACATTGAACCATCCAGACTAAAGGCCAGATGGACTTGTATCATTAAGGAGATAGTCAATGGAGAAATCTACATCGCAGAGACAAGAAATAACCTTCGTCATGCCGGAATACTCTCTAACACAAGAGATTAAAACTTTTTTATTTTTTTTCTTGCATTATTAGGAATGAATTACATTACATTTGCACCCACAAAACCAGTAAATATTTATGGCTATTACCGCAACAACTAAGGCCGCAGGGGAAAGGTTTCTCGCACCGGCCGGTACATTCGTAGCAAGATGCTACAAGATGGTTCACATTGGCACCGTACAGGATGAATTCAATGGTGAAAGCCGTTGGGTTAATAAGGTTCTGATCGAATGGGAACTACCAACGGAGACCAGAGTATTCTCCCCTGAGAAAGGAGAGCAACCTATCTCGGTTAGTAAAGAGTTCGCTCTGTCAATGCATCCTAAATCTACTCTGAGGGCTTTCCTCACATCCTGGAGGGGCAAGGGATTCTCTGATGATGAAGCAGGAGCATTTGATGTTTCCAAGCTTTTAGGAGTGCCTTGCCAATTGTCAATTGTGCATGAACCTCGTAAGAGCCAACCCGGTGAGTACTTTGCCAAAATCAGTTCCGTGTCTGCCTTAATGAAAGGTTTCAAGGCACCGGAGCAGATTAATCCATCATTCGTATTTGAGTTGGATTCCTTTAATCAGGAAAAGTTTGACTCCCTGCCTGATTGGATTAAGGCCAAGATAATGACTTCTAAGGAGTATCAGGCACTAAAAGCACCACAGATTGCCCATCAGGAAACGGTCAAGCAAGCCGTAGATGCTTGGGTAGATCCACAGGATGAAGCAGAGGATGAATTGCCATTTTAATCCGTACCGACCATGAACCTTTGGGAATTAACACAAGAGGAACTCTCCTTCATCGCATTGATGGAGGAGACCGGTGGTGAGGTTACAGATGAAATCCTGGAAGAACTCAATATCCGCAGGGAGAATTTTGAGGCCAAGGCAGAATCCTACACCAAGCTAATAATGAAGCTTGAATCTGAGGTTGACATTGCGGCCACAGAGATCAAGAGAATCCAGAGTCTGAAGAAGACCAAGGAGAACACGATAGAGAGACTCAGAGAGGCTCTAAAGACTGCCGTGATGGTATTTGGTAGGGAAGATGCCAAGACTGGTAAGAAGCGGTATGAGACCCCTTTATTCAAGTTATCTTTGCGCCACACCAAGTCAGTAGATATCATTCAGGAACTGGACATCCCTGATGAATTCTGGGTGGTAAAGAAAGAGATTAGTAAATCAATGGTATCTGATGCCATGAAGGATGGGCTTATTATTCCAGGTGCTTCTTGGAAAGAGAACATTGGGCTTCAGATAAGATAGAGCATTTTTTTTTGTGTTTTAATAATAAAAAAAGGGAGGTTTTTAGCCTCCCTCTTTTTTTGTCCTTACCCTTTAATTATGGGGTAGAAGTGAACTCGGCTTCAAAAATACCGTTGATGTTTTCGTTATCATCACCGGCTTTGAATAGAGTAGTAGGTGATGCGAATACATCGAAATAGCACTCCATCCAAACCTTCCAGAGTTCATCGCACTCATCTGGAGCAATGCGAACATCACAACGAACATTTGGCAATCCTGGGATTGGCATAGTGAATCGCTTCATTACCCCGATGTCTCCGAATGAACCAACATACTGAAGGAACGGAGTGTACACAAGTGAACCCGGAGCAAACACGATTGCAGAATCCTCAGAAGTCAAAGGACCAGTAGCAGTAATGTTAGGATCGAAGTAGAACTCGGCAATACCGGTATTGTTACGAACGGTAGAGTAATCCAAACCATTAGCGGCCTGACCGAAGTAACGGCTATCATTCATCCAAACCCTCTGAAGCGCACCGGCACCACCAACGATGATAGGCGCACCATTGAATCCAGAATTCATGTAAGCTTGCTTCATGGTGAAGAGACCTTTTGGAACAAGAGATCCAGTAGCAGAATCTTCTACTGCATAAGTCTCAGAACCAATTACACCACCTTGGCCATACCATGCTCCGAATGAACCAGAGATTGAGTTAATCAGGTCTTGGTTCATAGCCTGAATAAGGGCATTGGACGCAAGTTGGAAATCGTTGAACATTTCACGAACTACGGACAATGCACCACCGGCACGGCCAATACCATTGGCTCTCTGAACAATCTGATTAGGATCTGTTGAACCAGTAAGGGCTACCAGGTCAGAATAAGCGGCACAATACACCCGAAGTTGTTCCTCAGTCATACTGAAGGAAACAGAACGGAACTGGGTTACCTGAAAAGGGATTTCAAGGTAAGGAAGTGGCGCACCGAAATCACAAGACTTTACGGTCTCGGTATCATCGGCAGTAAGTCTCTGCTTGTAAACGATACGAACATCCTTGGAATGACCGGTGCCATCATTGTTTGCCTGACGGATGATTGTTCCGGTAGACAAGTTAGATGGGTCATTCAGGGCGGCAAGAGTACCACCATGGATATTGACATTTGCAGAGTTATTGATTAGGTTATCTGATAGCGAAGTTAGAATCGCAGGACAGATGTTTTGAGATGCAACTGACATTTTATTAGATGTTGTTATAGTTAGCCGCTACATTGCTTATATCGGCCAGAGCATTCCGAACTGAAGTCGGAACATTGGTGCCTTGCGCCTGTTGTGGAACAGTAAACGCAGTTGGGGGAAGGGTGCCTTGCTCAAATCCTTGGGTAGTGCCACCTACACCTTTTTCCTTGAGCAGTTTGTTCTCCTGCAAAACTAAAACAGAAAGATCATTGTATGTAAATTCTTTTCCATTTACTACCAAAGGCAAAGACTCATCTCTGGAATTAACCAGTTTAGCCGTATTGCGCTCCGGGTCATAAATAATCTTACCATCCAGTTGTTGGAGTTTTTTATCCAATACGGATTGATACGCAGGAATCCTTGCGGCCTCCGGTACGGCATCATTCCATTGAATTCCGTTTAATTGAGTCTGTTCCCAGAGTTGTTTCATCTTAGAGATGTACTTCTCTGCAATCAGGCTCTTCTCAATCTCTACCTTTTGCATGGCCTCATCAACCTTGGCTTGGGCTTCGGCAATCTTCTTCATGTACTCATCAGAGACATCCTTATTGGTAGATTGCTTTGCCTTTTCTTCCAGGTCTTTCAATTTCTTGAAGGCCAATTTTACCTTGTCACCGGAGTTCTTTGTGATTTTGAGTTCATCAATGGACTGTTGGTCCAGACCATAGTTTTTGGCCAGATTGACAATCTCTTCATCATACCCCATCATGTAGTTCTTAATGAAGTGGGTCTTCAGGTCAAGATTGGACTTAGCCAAATCAAAATCGTAGAGATTGGTGTTGAACTTCTGTTCTACCGCCTCTGGTACTGCAATGTCACCCAGAGAAGATGCAGAGATCATAAGTTGAAACTCTGGGTCTTGATCTACTCCGGCTCTTTTAGCCTGGGCAATTAAAAATTCTCTGATATTCATAGATATGAATTAAACTCGGTTGGTTCTGGTTTATCTGATTCTTCCATAGGTTCATCGGATACCTCAAGTTCCACCTTCTTCTTCTTCTTCTTAGGTGCTTCCACCAGTTCAGAGGAATCCAGAGAACTTCCGGCTTCTGCCTTAATCTCTGCCTCAATCTCGGCACGAAGGGCATCCTTCAGTTTAGCACGGAGAATTGGATCGCTCAATGAACCTTCATCAATTGAACCTTCTTTGAATGGCTCTTGGCCCAATGGGCGAATCCGGCTCCATGAAAATGACCTTTTGTTAATTGGCTTCTGAAGTTCCTTCAAGGCCAAGATAGCATTTACCTGAAGCTTCAATGGGATATCCTGCGCTCCTGTTCTTGGGTCAATCTCCCAACGAACCACAGTGACACGGCCTTTCTTGCCTTTCTCGGCAATTTCTTTGCGGATATAATCAAGTCCGTCAATCATATTATTGTAATTTATGAAGTGTGAATAATTTGAGAACGCATTCCACTTCCCCGGTTATCCTGAGAAGCAATTACACCATACTTAAATCCATAGGATTTCATGTTGGTCTGCATAACGGAGTAATGCCAATCTAAGCCATGGGTCTGGGTCTTGGTGTACTCCTCGGCAATCTTGGCACCATTAAGGCTAAAGATGTATGCATGGCATAACCACATGCCATCTCCCTTCCAGAACTGCTTTAATCCTGGGAATGTCTCCTCAGTCCTTACCGGATCTTTTGGAAGCCCATAGTAACCCCAAGACAGATTGAGCATATCATACTCCGGTAGGCTATCCCAGTTATTAATCAGGGTCTGTAAGCCTTCCTTCTTAAACCTGACATCATCTTCCAAGTATAGAACAGTTTCCCATTCATTCAGTAACTGCTTAATCATTACTGCCCGATGGGAAGCATAGCATCCTATTTCTGAAATGGATATGGGTTGACCTTTTAACCCTGCGGCTTTCTTCTGGATTACCTGATGGTTAGCGAAGTTGCCATCAATTCCCTGCATCCTGATAGGCTCATCTCCATTTTTATCCCTTAGATCCAAGGTCTTAAAATGAGCCAATAGATTCCTTTTACGGATGATTGCCCTATCCATGTTGATATAGACAATTTTATCTACTGGAATTTTCAAGTAAGTGGAATATTTTTTGCAAATGTAATTTGAATATTTGCATTTGCAAATACAGATGGATACACGAAGTTCAGACAATTGGTCAAAGAAGCCCGGTGGATGGGATTCACTTAATCTAACCCTGCTTAATTCAGAGGAAGACTGGCCTGAAATAAATTGCACAAAGGCAAATGTCGAATACATTGTTAATGTAAATGACCGAAAGAAGATATCCAAGGGTTGCACGGTGTCAACCTTTATAGATGACTATCATCTGGAAAGGCTCTGGAATCAACCTGTTCGATATGGTAACAGGTTCCTCCATCTGGAAGTAGCCAATGTGATGTCCCCAGACTTCTCCCTGTTCATCGGAATGCCGAAGCCCATGATGATATGGAACACCTACCGGAGCCGGATGGTAGGTAGGCTCTGGGCAGATATGGGATTAAATGTGATTCCGACCGTTACCTGGGCAGACCATAATTCTTTTGAGTTTTGCTTTGAGGGCATTGCCAAAGGATCAATAGTAGCCATCTCGGATGTTGGTATCCGTAATAACGAAGAACGATACTACTTTGACCTTGGGTACCACCGGATGATTGATGTCATAAAGCCAAAGCAAATCTTATTTATGACTGGCAAAAAAAGCAGACCTTTGTACGAACATGAGGATGTGGTATTCCTCGATTCATTCTTCACCAAAAAAAGAAAACAATGGGCGGCAGAGGCAAATCAAAAAATAAAAGAAACACCTACTTCGGACAATCATCAGGAGCAACTACTCCTGTAACCGGTCAGGTAGAACCAACTCAGGCAGGGACTACACCACCTCAACCTCAACAAGGTTGACAAGTGATTTTCTCAAGGACTTCAATGTCCAGAGTAAAGAAGTAGGTCTCAAAGTTTCTTTCGGGCAGACCAAAGTATTGCAGAGCCACGGCCTTGGAATCAAAATCAGATCCACCATAGGTCATGTGGCTTATGGTATTTACAAGAGTAGAAATTGCAAACTCATCTCCAGGATGTTTACTGTTCACAACAACCTTGAAACTGACATTCCGGGTCAGGACTCCTTTCCTACCCCCTGCCGGTTGGTTATTCGTGGTGGCATTCTCACGGACAAAGAATAAGGTCACATCGTAGGCATCATCCACGGAGCAGAAGGTCTTATCCTTTATGGATATGTAGTTCCCGGCACTATCGGCCTGAAGGCTTTCTGTGGCCTCTCCGTAATTCTTTAGCCTCATGCCATAATAACCACCCAGAACCTGGCAAAGGTTCTGTAAAGAGTTTTCTACGGTAAATGTTTGGTTCATCTTGATAAGTATTTTATGGCATTAGTATTAATGGAAGTCAGGGCATCCTGTTCTTCTTGTGGACTCAGGCTAAATATATCTCCGAATCTGGCTTCATGGTATCCGGCTCTTTCCCTCATCTCTGGTGACACAAAGGTAACTCCATAGGATGTTTGATCCACCGGCTTTGGTAGCCATGATTTAAACATATCATCGGACAAGGTCAGGTCCATATGAGCAGTTTGTTTCTTATGACTTTCTCTGAATTCCTTGTAACCTCCTTCGTATTTCTTCCACTTACCGGTGCCACGGATACCCCTTGGTCTTGCAAATGGATTTGTAGAGTAAGGAGGTAATGAGGTCATGTCAGACTTCATGCCCTTCTGTTGAACCCTGTCCTTAACTTCCACGGCAGAGTTAATAGCGGCCTCCCTGAGTACCTTGGCAGGAATACCGGCATCGGCAAAGTTCTTAACCTGTTGTTTAAAGAACTGTTGGAAATTGTCATAGACATTATTTGCCATAAAAACTTGCAGGATTTGAAATCATTATTTTACTTTGCCCCGTAACCAAAAAACAAATTTATGATTATTTATCCAACAAGTGCGGAAGTCTATGCCTTCGAATCAACCGGAATATTTCTAAATGTTGTCATTGACAATTTAGAACCAATCAGGGTTAACCTTGAATTAGAAGGTGGAATAATTAGTTTTTTTAAGATCCTTAGTATTGAAGGCTTAGAAAGCCATCATTGGCTTGTCTATAAAACCAATGATTCAAGAATTGAAATAAGAGTTCCACAGACCAGAGAGCAGTATCGGCATCATGTTGACTTCTTTGGGGGAAATGTTGAATATCCTTCTGGAATATCCTTTAAATTAGTTGACAATAAATTTCAAATGCTATGAGACTCGGTTCAGAAGATATGAACAGGCTACTGAAGGAAGGATTGTTCAAAATCCTTTGCTATTCCGTTTACATTTTATTGTTTGGCCTTCTGGCCGTTAAACTCTGGATTAAGATTCGATGAAGTTTGGCTCAGTTTGTTCAGGAATCGAAGCGGCTTCGGTAGCCTGGGAGCCTCTTGGATGGGAGGCACAATGGTTCTCGGAGATAGAACATTTTCCATCCGCAGTATTAAATCACCGATTCCCAACGGTGCCAAACTTGGGAGACATGACTAAAATTCACGAAACACAAGAATTCAATGATTCAACTATCGATCTTCTCGTTGGAGGAACTCCCTGCCAATCCTTCTCGGTCGCAGGACTTCGCAAGGGACTTGATGACCCAAGAGGAAACCTCATGCTCACCTTTCTCTCTTTGGCTCAAAGAAAGAAGCCAAGGTGGATTGTCTGGGAAAATGTCCCCGGTGTGTTGTCAAGTAACGGAGGAAGGGATTTTGCAACCTTCCTCACTGCGTTGGGGGACATCGGGTATGGGTTCGCATACAGGGTTCTTGACGCTCAATATATTGGAGGGCCAAGAGCAGTGCCTCAACGGAGAAGGAGAGTGTTTGTTATCGGATTTCTTGGATACTGGAGACCTTGCGCCTCGGTATTATTTGAGTCCGAAAGCTTGTCAGGGAATACTAAGAAGAGCAGAGAAAAGAGGAAAGCAACTTCCGCAGATGCTCAAGGATGCTCTGGAGGCGGTGGCAAATCGGGAATAGCAACCTTTGCCGTGGATTGCTACAATCAGACCGTTAATGAACATACAACACAAACAATTAGCTCTTCTGCTTCTGATGTAAGTCACTATGGAGCGGTGTTGCAACCCACAATGGCAATCCGAAGATTGACTCCCAAGGAATGCGAAAGACTTCAGGGATTCCCTGATGATTGGACTCTTATACCATACCGGAACAAGTCTGCCGACCAATGTCCTGATGGACCAAGGTATAAAGCTTGTGGTAACTCAATGGCAGTACCAGTAATGCGTTGGATTGGACAAAGGATTGAGATGGTGGAAGGACTTCTAAAGGAAATAAAAGATGGAGGAATGGATTAAGGTAATATTCCTATCTGACTGCATAGTCGAAGACTGGGATGAAGACAAGGAGTTTGCCTTGTGTCCAATTTGCCTTATTGAATATGCAGATTGCAAACATCCTGGACCAACTCAGGATGATGAATATGAATATAAGGAAGTTAATGGAGAACTTTTTGCAAGGCTAAAATGACATTCGAAGAATTAAAGACTTATCTACAAGAAAAGATAAAGGAATATCCTAAACTCAAATATGAGATTACGGATTTATATGCTCTTTGTCTTCAGGAAATACAAGATGGAGGCTCTCTACAAAGAGAGATAGATTCTTGCTATAATGATGTTCAGGATCTCATCGAAGACCATTAGTCCCTTCCTCCACGGCTCTTTGGTATTGTAGTTCCGATATTGGCCAAATCTGATGTCGGCAGTTATACCCACCACGATAAGAGAAAATGGTCTGCTTGTTGGTACCCGGCATTCTTCCTTGCCAGTTACCCAAATTAGGCCATTTTTCTACTTCCTCCTTTTTGAATCTCCTTCCGGCTCTGGCTATACAGAATGGCCGTGAGTCTCCAATGATTGTCCCAGAGTAACTATAATACTGGACATCCAGATCTTCAGAAATGGTCTGGAGATATTCTGCATTGAATACCATTACGGCATCATTGGTAACCTGGGTAATGTATCTTTGAAGGAATGGCTTCTCGGCTTCGGTACCTTCGATAAACTGTGCCAAGGTTTTTCTCAGGGTAGCATGGTTACCCACACCGCTTATATTAGCCTTCAGGACCTCTCTGATTGCATTGGAGAAGTTATCCTTTATTCCGGCTCCAAGAAGATTACTCCGTGTAATGTCCACATTGGTCTTCAGTATAGCCTCGTATAGATCCTGCTTTCTGGTATAGTTATCCAGAACTTCACCCATGTAATCATCGGAAAGCTTGGCTAATTCCTTGAACCCATCAGTAAGGCTTTTTACAGAGGTCTGGTAAAGCACATTGGATACAAGGGCATCACCTATCCTTCTTTTAAGCAGAATCATTTCCCGAAGGCTCTTGGCTCTGTCATCAGGATCAAGGCTCAATGCGGCTACCAGGTCAATCACTTCATCGGATAACTGGGAGAAAACCTCCGGTAAAGCATCTGCCATCTCCATTTGTAGTTTGGCCTGAAGTGCCTCTATCTTCTTGATTATCTGTTCCTGCCGGGTCATAGGTCAAAGGTAGAAAAAAATATTTTTAGAAATATTTGCATTATCAGGAATCAATGATATTAATTTGCAGAAACTAAAACACAGAAAGACATGGATATTTTAGATGTTGTAAAGAAACAGTTCCCAGACTGCAAGGTCAAAATGGACCTTGGTACCATTGCTATTATTGATTCTTCAAAAACCATTTATCTTCTACCAGATGGTTCTGTAATGCAGAGTGAGATTATAATTAAAGGAAAGCCCAAGACAATGTGGCTCAAAGACAATAATGTAAACCAAATAAATTTTTACTAATATGCCTACATACGAAGTATTGCTCCAGATTAATGTTTCTCAGGAAGAAGAAGAAAACGGATTTAATGTCCGTGAGTTCCTTGATTTCTCTGAGGCCGAAGATGTTCAGGATGTAAAGGTGCGGATAATGAATATTGCCATGCCCCACTTTACCATCCAACAGTTAATTGACTTTGGGCTAATCTCTTAATCCGTACTGACTAAAATGATAAAGGGCCTTGCGGCCCTTTTTTTATGAGTTGTCCTCTATATCTTCCTCTCTATATTCTATCTGTGGCTCTGGCATATCCGGCATTATTGGCACAATGGAAGCATTGATTTGCATAAGCTTCTCCTTGGCTAATCTTTCCACATCTGACCTCTGCTCCAATATTGGCTTTTGGAACCAGGTAGGATCTTCCTGAGTCAATTTGCTCACAAAGGCCGGAAGGTTCACCGATAGCACATAGTCTTCTTTAGAGCATCCATTGGTTTCTGCCAGTAAAGACTTCTCATCGGATGTCTTGAAAGGCAATGGATCAAGCATATTGATTATCTTCAGATAAACCAATTGATTGCTATTCTCTCCGTAAAGCTTCTCCGTGTAGTCCAGTTCAATCCCATGTACAATAATTGGATTGTAGGAATCCCTTCTGGCTACCGATAGCATATCAGAAATCATGGAAGCCGTGAGTACATCAAACTCGGTTGGCACCGTGATTGCCGGTAAGGCATTCTGGACATTGTCATCGGTAATCAGGTTCAGGGAGAACAGATTGTTATACCTCTGGAACATGATGTGATAACAGGCCATCTTGTAGACTTTTGCCAGATGCACACACACGGAATAGCAGAAGGTATTCAGTTCCTTCCTATCGTATTGTTTGGCAATCCCTGATTGCTCTGCCGGGATTTGCCCAAGTATCTCCAGACCGATGGCCTTGAAACCTTGGAATTCTTTATAAATAATGTCCTCCTGGAATAGGCGAACTGAGTCCACCGGTCTCTCAATATATCCTGCCGGTGGTACAGGCGGTACAAGTGGTGTAGGATTGATTGCAGAAACTCGGTCAAGGTTTATCTCCATCAATCCAAACGGAGTGGTAGAAGCCCTTCCAGAGCCTTTACAATCGTTACATCCTGCCTTCTCGTTCTTATTGTTTATCCGCTCACCGGTGCCATTGCAAGTCTTACAAGGTGACATCTTCAATGCCCACTTCTGCGGTAAGGCATGAACGGCAAACATGACATTAAGATCATCAGTCCTGAACAGGACTTCATTCCATGCCGGAAGACAAGGCTCCAGTACGGAATCATAAATCAAATGCCCATCTTCCTCCTCACAAATAATATTCCCTACCTTGAAGGCAGGAAGATACATGAAGTTGAAAGGCATCGTGTAAACCACAATTGGATTGGCTTCCCGGTATTGCCTTACCTGACGGAATAGGATAAGCCCTTCTATGGTCAGGGCAAGGAACTGGTCCCACTTCTTACCATCGGCATCCTTCCATTCCTCGGTCTTCCAGAGTACCCACTTATCATTTTCAAAAAGTAAATCCTCAGATTCGATTATCTGTGGGTATGGCTTTGACCAGTCAAGTTCCGTAGTCTGGTCAGGTTTCTCAATGAACTCCTTTATCTCAGGCATGATAGCCACAACGGCATTGGCATCCTGAAGGTAGGTTTTTAGGAATACATTGAACAACCAGGTCTCAAGTTTGTATGTCTTTGGTAGGTTGTACCGGACATAGTACTCCAGAGTATTAGGTTGGCTATTGACTTTCTCCGCAATCCCGGTCCTTTTGTAATCCGATTCAAACCGGATTTTAAAGTCATCTGACTGTTGGATTTTCTGGAGAAAGGTATAGACCCTGCCTGTGCAGATTTTAGTGGGTGATTGCCACCGTTCTTTCCGGTAGGCTTTCATCCATGGTTCCTCTGAAGGATGTTGAGACCGGAGTAGTTTTTCGGGATAATCATTCTCGAAGTGATACTCCAATACCTCGGCCTTTTCTCTGGCCTCTTTAATGTACTCACAACGGCCATCACGGATTTCTTCATCCATGATGTGCTTAACAATTATCCCGATTAACTCCTCCATTTTAATTATGCGGCAATGTCAATGACTACTTCAATATCCAAAGTACCGAAGACACATCCGGCCTCGTTTGAAACTACGGCCACAAGGTTGTAAGTTCCATTTGCAGAACTTCCGGACTCAATTAAATCACCATTTGTAGGGTCAATAGTAAGACCTTCTGGAACAACACTATTAGGACCATCCTGAAGAGTCCATACCAATGTTCCTTCTACCAAAGGAGTCTCATAGTTAAGAACCGCAGTCCAGTTGGTATCAGTAGTTCCTGTGGCAGTAATGCTAAATGATGACTGA